TCGTATGTCAGCTTCTGCTGCACTTCGCGCATCTTGGCTGCGGCTTCTGGATCAGACTCGCCAGTCGCAAGACCATAGAGACCACGCGCCCAAGACGGAATAAGACCGGCAGCGCCAGTCAGCATCGAGAGCGCAGGCTCGGTCACAAGCGATGTCAGGCTAAGCGGAGTTGGCTCTCGCCGTGTCTTTCCAGTTGGCGCTGGAGCAGGAGGAGCAACAGCCGGCTTTGGCTGCTCACGCTGAGCTGCCATGAAATCAACGGCCGGCTTTTCTGCAACAACCGGTTTGGTTTGTGCAGGACGAAGCTGCACGGGCCGAGGTTCCGCAGGCTTAGGAGCAGCAGGCTTAGCAGAGTCGTACTTAGTCCGCAGCACGTACTCTTCGGCTTCTTCCTGAGTGGCCCCTTCAGGAGCCGGCACGTTCCACTTCTTGCCGTCAGGTCCAACAACCTTAAAGTTAGGCATCGCTAGCCTCGTTATTCAGCGGTCTGATCAACCATGTAGCGTTCAAGCAGTGCATCTAAAATGCTGCCTCGCTTTTGTCGCTTCTCATAATAATCAAGAGCCTTTAGTTCACCAGGAGTCGGCTTTCTAGGAATACCCGTATCGCGCATCTGCGCAATCATTCCCATCTGAAAGTCTAGCGGCTGTGAAGCCGGACGCGGACCAGACGGCGGTGGTTCGTATGTTTTTAAATACTCAACATAAGCCTGTTCAGGCGTAAGATTCGGGAACAATGCGGCTGCTCGTGATCTAGCTTGTCTATCAGCCTCAGACGCGCCCGCAGCTTGTCGGGCAGCAATCATTTGCCGACGATAATCAGCCAACGCTTCAGCGGAACGCTGCTCCTTTTCAGCAGTCGATCGACGACCAAGAATATCGAGCGCCAACTCACGCGCTTTCATCTGTCGCTCTTCGTTCTCTTTCTCCGTCTCACGGATTAGAGCAGCAGACTTACGAATGTTTCCCGCACCCAAGATGTCAGCAATGCTGAGCTTCTTAGGCTCAAGAAGTTTTGCCTTAGCAAACTCAAGCTCTTCGAGAATCATCTCGTCGTAGCTCTTCTTCTTTTTCTCTTCGGGCTTTTTAACGTCGCTTAATCCAGCCATTGCTGCACCCTCTTCTTCGAGAGCATCCTCGTCTTCTTCCGCTGCCTGAGCGGCAACTTGATCCTCAGATTCGTCTTCTTCGGAAACAGCCTGAGCAGAAGCCTGCTCCTCGTCTTCGTCCTCGATTAACTCTGGATCACCCCAGTTAACCGCTGCCTGACCGGGGACAGTAGCGCCGAGTTTGCGTACATCCGCAGCCGGAGTGGTTCCCATGATGTACTTAGAATACAAGTTCACCATGTCCCGTTTAAGTCTATTTCTTGGATCAGGCAAGCCGTTCATTAGCTGCCTCCAAAGAACTTTCTGACAAGGGAGCCAATGCTAGAGCCTGTAGACCCTTTAAGGATTTCATCCAAAACTTTGTATGTATTGGCAACGTCAGACAAACCGGTGGTCAAATCTTCCTGCTTTGGAATGCTTTGCTCGGTTCTAATCTCTGTCTTCGGCAACTGCACACCGCCAAGCGTTTCCGACAAGAACTTGATCTGCTCCTTCGGATACTGTTCTTGGCGCAAGAAATCTTGGTAAGCCAGCTCCAAGTTCGCTTGCTGCATAGCGCGTTCGGCGGCGCCAACATCTGTAACTGCCTTGGCTCCGGTAAGCCCGAGCCGCTGCGCTTCGCTGCCAAGCTCGCCATAACGAGAAGCCAGATCGCGCAAAGCTTGTGACTCCTGAACGCCAAGCGTGCCCGCCGTTCCAGCCAAGGTAGCCATACGGCCTACGTCAGTACCGAAGATGTCGGCGGCCGTCTTGTATCCAGACTCCAAAGCCTTAGCCTGCTCAGACAGTACAGCCTCTTGAACATCGCGCAAGGCACGAGCACCAAACTCGCCCATGCGGCTGGAGCCGGGGCCGACGCTGAACTGGCCAGCCTTAATAAACTCCTCGCCCACAGCCGGGAGATACTTCTCCTGCAACTGGCGTACACCCTGCTCCGCAATCTGATTGACCACGTTCTGGGTGTAGGGACTCATGTATGCCTGAGCGGCACCGGGGAACGTTTGAGCCGCAGCCCCTAAGAACGGAAATGCCGCTCCTAGGCCACTGACTTCGCCCGCTTTTCCCAACGTTTCACCAGCCTGCCCAAGAAACGGCTGAGCAGCCGTAGCAGCGGTCTTGGTAGCCTCAAAGCCCGTGCGCTCTGTTGGCGTAAAGCCAGCAATACGCGGGCCAGGAAACTGAGCGTAAGGAAGATTAGAAGCGGCCTGCGCCTTTCCCAGCATGTCCGTGGTGTATTGGGTATACCACTCAGGAAGCTGAACAGTTTGCGTTCCGGTCAGGGTAACCGGGCTTGGGGCTTTGCCCTCAAAAAGAAAGTCGCTTACGCTCATTAGCTCAACCCTCCGCCCATATGTTTCTCGGGCGACTTTGCGTCCGGACTAATCTGGCCACGCGAGAGGGCACGACCCTTGTGCTTGCGGATATTAGCACGGAACTGATCCATGCGCCGAGCACCCTCCTTGGTCGAACCGTCCCCCAAAAGGGCCAGCGTTTCTGCATCCATTACATATTCCCCGTCGCTCAGAAGAGCCGGGATCTTGTCTTCTCGACCTGAACCGGGGCCGTCCACGTAACGAGACTCTTTAGAGCCGCCATCGGCATAGCCCATCAAACCTCCTTGAGCCATGACAGGCTCATCGCCCGGAGGACGGGCAGGGGGCAATTGTGGTTGAGGCAACTCAGGCTGCGTCGGAGCCTCCAGTTGCAAGCCCTGCTCAAAGAACTGAGCCTCAGGCCGGGTGCCGTAGGTGTAGTAATCAATAGCAGGGCTTAGCGGTTTGCGAGTATAGGTGTACTTCGGCAACGTGCCGCCTAAGCCGCCACCAACTCCCAGTCCAGTGCCACCACTTGCGCCACCGCCGGCACCCGCAGAACCCAAAGCACCAAGAAGCTTTATGACGTTTTCAACAGTTCCGTACTGCTCAAAAATTTTCTTGAGTTTATCCAGCGCGGTTTCTGTTCCCGGAATCGTGGTGCCAGTCTTAAGCGCCTCTTGAATCTTATCCAATTCCTGCTCAGTCTTCGGCGGCTCCTTTGGCTCGCCGGTCAGCGGATCTACCTTAGGCTGAGTAAAGCCTTGCGCAATCTGAGCAGCCGTCAATCCTCCAAGACCAATCTTCGTCAGATCGATCGGCGGCGGACGGGTGCCGGTGACAACAACTTCTTCTGTTGGGACTTCAACTTCTGGAGGCAGTTCCTCATAAGGACGCAAGGCAGGCTCAGTAAAGCCTTTAAGAATTTCAGCGGCAGTCAAACCGCCAGTACCAATCGTGGCTAAGTCAAGCAACCCCGGCTTGTACTTACTGCCGGTAACAATGACTTCATCTAGGATATCTTTAAAAGGTTCTTTAGGCTGTTGCGCTTCGATCGCATCAAGCTTGCCTTCTGTAAGATCCGGCTGACCTTCCACTTGTCCATAAATATCCGTTGGGATGTCGGTCATTCCTTGAATCAAATTGGCTGATGCAAGCGAGCCGGGGACAAGCCGCAGCAAAGATGGATCAATCGCCCTGTTCCCAGTAACGACAACCTCTTCAAGCGGAGGCTGCGTAGGAGTCGTTGCCGCAGTAGCAGGAGCGCCAGTTCCGCTAGAAAATGCACCAGCACCAGTGGCTCCTGCGCTTACCAATGCAGCGGCTTGAGGAATTGTTAAGCCAAACTTGGACGCAGTAATAACAACTTCAGCCAATGGAGCGACAGCAGCCCCACCAGCTGCACCAGCACTAGCGGCTGCAAGCTTAGCGGCAGTCGTCCCTGGAACAAGGCCAGTCGGCGTAACGCCAGTTAATGCGCCTGCGCCAGAAGCTCCAGCACCACTAACGCCGCCAAGCCCAGATAATGCGCTACCACCAGCAAAAGCAAGTCCAGCGTAAACAGCGGCTTTAATTAGCTTGTCAAAAGCGTTCGGCTCTTTAACAAGTTGTTGCGGTTCAAAGGCTCGCTGAACATCTGGATAACCAATGATGTCGCCAAGTGGTCCAGCAGCTATTCCTTCTCTTGGAATGCTGGCAACTTGAAGAGACTGATCAAGAGCTTTATCCGGCGTGAACTTAATCGCTCTCTCATCCTGCTCGCCCATCAGATCTTTAGGCATAGCAGCAAAGAACGACTTCATTTCGTCGTTGCTAAACGGGCCACGCAGAGCCTTAAGCTCTGTAGGATCAATCAACAGATTCTGAACGCCCTGATCCTTGGCGTATTTGAATGCCTGATCAAACTGACCAGCCTTCAAAAGCTCGGATAAAACTTCACGCTGCGGCTTGGTTTGCGCAGTGGCTTCCGCCTTCGCAGCCAACTGTTCGGGCGACTGTCCTCGCATACGCAAGAACGCAGCCTCAAGACCCGGAGGAATGTAAGTTGGGACAGTATCGCCCGAGCTTGTGAGAGAGGTTAGCGGAGGAGGAGCGGGCTGAGAATCCTCACGGCGCGACGGCAGTGTAGCCGGTTCGTTGTACTCTTCGGACAGACCATAGTACGGCTCTTCGAGCAGCGGGCGATCGACAGGGGCTGGCTCTTCAGCCAAACTCAACGGCGAAGGGCCCACCGGATCTTCTTCAGGCAGGCCGCGATCTGCAAGCTCTGGAAATCCCAAGCCTGCATAATTCACAGATGTCCCGTACAAAGTTTCATCAATGTCGGGAACCGTGCCATACGTGTAGTAGTTAGCCATAGATCACCTAGTTCAAAACCTGATAGAACCGAAGCGCCCACTCGCGCCAGTCGTCAAACTGATACGGCGACGGAGGGTTCAACTGGGAAATGCCGTTGATGCTGATCAAACCCGCAGCCCAGTTTTGCCATTCGCTTTCCTGATACAACTGCGGGATGACAGCATACTCGTCCAAGTCCAAGCAGAGCGTATCCGCCCAAGCCTGCAAGTCTATGCCACGCGGGTCTACGATTCGGTGAGTCTTCATGGGTTCTCTCCCAAGACGGTGCCCGTAGCCGCTTCGATGTGCGCAATGATCTGGCCCATCTGGTAGTTACCGCCAAGCGTGTTGCTCTCGAAGCGAAAACGTAGCTCGCGGCGAATCTCTCGGAAGTACACTAACTGCTGCTGCTTCTCTGTCGGCGTTGAATAGATCGTCTGTGGATCGCTTGTGACTTCACCCGCTTTAGCGTTAGCGCGACCAGTAATTCTTACCGTCATATCACCAGATTGAATAAAATCTGGTTCCAAAAACTCAACACGCATGGCCATATTCTGCGGCTGTTCAGATGCAATCAACGACATATCCGCCGTCTCAAAGTAAGAAGTAATTGGGCGGATCTGCGAGCCATTGATCTCGTCGGTGCCGTACTCGTGCTGCCAGACCACGTAGCCCTTGGGGTCATTGATGATGCGCGGATCTTCATCTTCAGTCACACGAAGATCACCGGCTTCGGTAATGCGGTACTGCGTTGTCTCAGTATCAATCACACCAATCATCAGCGGAGAACTGAAGACCTGCGCATACATGCCAGCCGAGCGACCCGTAGCCGGAAGTTCCGTGTCGTACCATGTATCCTCACGCACGTTGTAGATCACGGCGTGGGTGCATTCAGTTGCGCTGCCACGGGGGTAGCACCACCAGATCTCGCCCCAGCGCGGAACCTTGACGGCAAATACTTTCTGGCGCTGATTAAAGTTCAGGTTGTCGTAGAACCAGTTTAGGTTCAGGTTGTTCGGCACTTCGCGTACAACACCGTTGAACATCAAGAAGCGGTCAACGCCGCACCAGTAGTAGATGCCGTCGTACTCAATGACGCTCTGGCTCGACAGGATGCTTGACTGCGAGGTGATGGTGTCAAACTGGAATACAGCAGCACCGCCGACATATGTAGCGCGAACTACCGAGTCGAGCGACCAGAAGAGTCCAGACGGCGCGTTACCGGCACCGGATCGAAGCGGCAGGCCTTTGACGATCTTTTGGCTTGTGACGCGAGCAGAGCCAGAGTCACCGTTAGTCCAGTCGTCTGTGTAACCAGCGCGGCTCCACTGAATGAAACCATCAGAGCCATAAGCAAACACATACGGAGCCAAGGCAACGATGCCGCCAGAAACCGTGATGCCTGCAACAGGAGTGAGCGGCGCTGTGCCGTTATCAAATCCAGCATAAAGCTGCCCAGCGGCATCTGATGAGATGTCTTCTAGGTTTGGAGCGTAGTGCGCCAAGATTTCGTTCTGCGCGTTGGCCGTATTGAACGCAACGTCGAATTGCCAGAGCGCATTGTTGTTCGAGACATAGCTCGGATCAGTTCGGTTCGTGACGATGCTGCTGTTGCCGTTCTGCTCTAAGCGAAAACGGAACACACCATCCGATGTGCCAATGTGGACGTATGTATACGCATTGTGGTTATGCACATGCATGCCACGCGCAATACCATCCAGTTGATCTTGCAGCGCACGATAGCCGCCCATCTTTCTGGGTAGCCCACGCTGAAATCGGCACCACTGGCCGTCAACGTAATGATTGCCCTCAAACTTGGTACCGTCTCTCTTGATACCGGGTTCAGAGCGAACAATAACCGGTTGCAACGGCATTAGTACGTACCGCCCTCAATCGGGTCAAGCCCGAGAGCAATCTGCGCAGCCGTTGTGTTAGCGGCAGTAAATACAGCGTTTCCGACTGTTGTTGCACCCAGGTTCGTTCGAGCGCCTGCGGCCGAGGTTGCTCCGGTACCGCCTTGCGCCACGGAAATAGGAACGGATATTGACGCTGTGTCTGCATCAACTACGTCTGTTCCATCACAATACAAAATGGATCGTCCACCTTGGACAACAGTTTCACCGGGAGATCCCTGAGTCGCAGTTCTTATACCTAAAGCATAGGCTCCGCTAGTTTGGTTGCTAACCCAGTACTGCTGAACCGTGTTGGGAACCACAATGTCTCGGTTGCCTGTCAGCGTACCGGTAAAGATGTAGGCCGTCTTGTTCAGTTCAGCAATCGACAGTGTGTAATTGCCGCTACCGGAAACATCAATTGACAATACCGTAAAGGCATAGACCGAGGACTGTCCGAAGCCAATGGTGAAAAACTGAACACCGTTTGTGACCACAATGCAACTGTCGCCCGGAGCCAAAATGAGCGTAGCCGCACCGTTAATCAATTCAGAACTATTGGGATCAATGGTTAGATCGCCAGATCCGCTGTTGCGAACGTTGACAAACCAGTCCGATCCCACAGTTGGGGCTGAATCTAAAGAAAGCGTCCCTGCCCCACCGTTCCATACGAGCACCTTTGCTCGGTCGCTACTACCGGTGGTGTAGTTGCTATTAAACGTGCTAACTGGCATCGACTGGTTGAGAGTCGTTGCAATCGCCTTGATGCCAAGCCCAGCCAGCGCAGCCGCATTAGTAGCCGAAGCCGAAGCCCCATACTGGAACGAACGCCAAGTGCCCGCTACTGTGCTGTTGTCGGTCAGGTAAATCTGAAACGTCGTGCCCGACTGCGGCGCACAAATCAATGTGCCAGTGCTGGTCTTAACGGAGAAGGTATTAGCCCCTACGTTATTGAACAGTACCGTCTGGCCAGTACCAGCCTCGGTCGCATCCGGCATCGTGATGACAAGGCTGCTTGCCGTCGCATTGATGTCCATGATGGACGCCACGACGTTCGTAGTCGGAGCCGCTTCAAGCGGCCAGTCCAGCACCTGATCAATCGTTAGCGAGACATAGCGATACGAGACATCACTTGGATAGATCGTCGTGCCGCCGAAAGTATTGGTGTATGTAGTCACGTATTAAGCCTCCCGGCGATTCGTCGAGCGGTCCACGATCTTCTGTAGATCTTCGCCATTAAGCGCCGCAAGCGACCGGTCATAGTAGGACTGCCACAACTGCACGCGCTGATCGTCCTTAATGAAGGGCGTAGCCTCCACCAGCGATCCGTACAGCAGCAGGTTCGGAGCAAACTCCGTCAGCCAGTTGGTCTGGTTTGTGTCGTCCAGCAACGGCGGCAGTTCGTAATAGAGCACTTCCAGCGGATAGTTGGCATCCGGAGTCGGTGCAAAGATCCAGTGCTTGTAGTCGTAGTCCGCGTAGAACTGCGGGCCACCCCTAGTCGTCTCGTTCGGCCAGTAGGAGCGGATGTACTCGTAGGCTCTGGGGAAGACCGGGGTGTGGGTATTGTTCCCAGTACCGGTGCCGTAGTTGATGCTGATGGTGTCACGCCAGCGATCCGGCTTCGGGTAGACCGCTACCCCGGCTTGCATGACGCTATTGACCACCGTTTGGAAGCCTTGGATCTTTAGCTCACGGGCGATCCGCCGCTCGGCCAACGTAATCAGCCGGGGAATCTGCTCGTAAACAATAGGGTCGGTCGCACCACCGCGTTCGAGGTAGTTGCGGATGTCCGACTGCAAACTGGTAAATGTCATCGACGCAGGCATAAACCTCTCCTAAGTCCCGCGTCTTACCAGTCGGGCAAGACTATTTGGGCGCAATTATACCTAATTTACGACAAGTATACCCTCTGTTCGTCCAGACGGCGCTTGACGAGGCCGGGGAGCACCTTACCCGCAGCCTTGGTCCACTTCATAAATTCTGCCGCAGCCCCTTCAAAGTCGCCTCGGTTAGTCTTCATCCGCAGCGAACTACGTTGCAGATTGCCAAGGCCCACGTTGAAGGAAAAACTGACCAGAGCATCGAAGACTCCCTGACGGCCAGCAGCAGCAGGGCAAAGTCGAAGAACACCACGCTCGAACCGGCCAAGGTCTTTAACCAAAATAGCGTCCACCTCTCCCATGCTAAGGATGCGATCCCAGCCCTCGGGTATCGGTAGATTCTTCCGCTCCTCATACTTCACCGCAGCGTGAGTAGGGTCAATGACATGGCCGACGCCGACAGTCCACAAGAGAGCGGGACAGCGGTAAGGCTTAGTCCGCAAACCCTCGTGGTGTTTCACAAGTTCAATCAGTGCGGGGCTTACCTTCATTTTGCACAATTTTCAAAGTGGTATCTACGCATGTTTCCCCCGCCGCCAGAAACACCGCACTTTGGACATGTCACAACTTGGCGCTTACCTCTACAAGCCTGACTCAACTTATCCCTAAAATCAGGATCAGCAAGACGCTTGGCAGCGCCACGCCTATAGTTTTCTGTATTGGCTCGCTTTAAGCCACGCGCTTTACCGTATCTTTGCCTGCGCTCTTCTGGACTAAGATCAATAAGAATCGACCTCATGTGCCAGTCACTTCGCTTGGCAGGATGGTTGTCCCCGCAGGGCATCCCTATTGCGGAACTTTTACCATTGTATAGACCGTCAGGAAAAACAAAATCCAGTAGTTCTTGCTCTATTGCGCGTACTTCATTCGGATTCTTTGCTTCATATGCAAGTTTTACGGCAAACGCTTCCTCGCCATACTTGTTCCACGCACGTTGAAGGTGATCGCAGAAGTGACTATTTCTACGAAGATTCCTTAAATGCGTTTTGACGCGCACATCCAAATCAACAGAACTGCCTATATAAGCAGTCCCATTTAAGAGGTTTTGGATGGCGTATACAGCAATCACTTCTTACTAAACGCCTGTGTTCCAAACCAAAACGAAATTATACTGCTTAGGATGAGCATCTCGTCATCGGAGAACACATTCTCCATCGCCACAGCAAACGCAACGCCTTGGTGCCATGCGTACCAAATGCCCGCAAGGTTGAGCGCGACAAGCTCCAGCACAAAGATGTAGGTAACCACCGGTCGAACCGATGCCCGAAGATTAATCATCCATTGGCTGGCACCCTTGCCGATTTCAATGTCGTGCTGGTACAGGGCTTGGCGTTCTTCGCCAGCCGTCTGGGTCTGAATCTGCTCTAGTTTGATTTCTTCGACGCGAGCCTGAGCAATGAAGCCGCGTTCAGCCAAAGCTAACTCGCGCTCCTTCTGTGCAGCGACAAGAGCCAACTCATGCTTCTTATCCTGACGGTCCTGAAAGATCTCAAGAATCTTGGGCAAACCACCCGCAAGGAACGAGAGGAAAGTACTGATCATTGTCATCATTTGCTTGCCCTCACTACGTCGTCGCCCTTGGTTACGATCACATGATCGCCCTCGACATCAACCCGCATGGGCATTTCCTTACGGTCAAGCTTGTCGAGCTTAGTAATGAGTTCCTTGATGACTGCAAACTCAGGCTTATCTTCTTTCTCCGTAGCCCCGGCAATACCGTTGAGCATAGAGATAAGAGCCGTAAGCGAAGCACCAAGTAGGCCCATTACGGCAGCGATCTTGTCGGAGTCCAGAACTAAGCTGGAGGCAACGCCGATCACCACGATTACCGTGATGTATTTCAAACCGTCCTTGCCAATCGCCTTACCGGCTACATCCTTGGCAGACGAGTTAGCCTCAAGCCTGTTAAGTTCAGCTTGGACCTTGGCCTTGAAGAGTTCGATGTCTTCGCTCATTTGTCGGCCTTCTCATCCAGCTTGTCGAAGATCTTGCTCAGCATGTTCTTGATGTCGTCTATGTCGCGTTGATACGTGGTTTGAGTCACATAGTTCAACGGCATATTGCGAACGTCCTTATCCAAGCGTTCAATGCTGCGCGTGATCTGATTAAGCGACCAGCCTCCGAAGAAAGCTGCTACGCCAACAGCGATGTTGAAGAGGACTTGTATTTCCATGTCACGCCTCAGCCGCGCCAGTTACAGAATCCGAAGCCACGAAATCAATCACGAGGCTAATCGCGTCCGACCCGGCTACGAAGGTAATCGGCTCAGAACCAATCAAGTTTGAGATGGCGTCAGAGTCAGTAATGACCAACGAGAAGTCGGGGAGTACAACTTCAGGCGCAGTTACCGCGTATTCACACTCCACCCAAGCCATCTCGCCGTGGTTCCAGTTCCATTGGAAACCGGGACGATCCTCGGGCTTCGGGTCACGCACCACCCACTCGGCATTTTCCCACCGGACTTCCTTGCCTTCCGGCGCTTCCGGCTTGGCGGGAACCTCGTACCAACCCTTGTTGTTGTCGATCTGCTCGACGGGGTAGTGGCCTTTGAAACTGTATAGAGTCATGGTTTATCTCACAGAGTCAGGAACGCCGTAGTCGGCGGGGTGAAGTTAGAGGTGTAACGGGCGATGCCTTTGGTGATGCGAAGGTCGTCGATGTAGCCGGTCAACGGGAACCCATAGTTGTATGCGCCAACGTAAACCGGGCTTGTTTCAGTCACCAAAGCATTAGT